GAGAAAGGGACGCCTGACCGCATCCACCTTGCGACAGGTTCCACAGCGGCAAACGCGAAATTGAATATCGGGGACGCGAACGGCTACGGATTGGAGTATCTTTTCCGTGGCCGCTGCCGGTGGACGAAGTATAAGGGCAATGAAGCACTGGTTATCCGCTCACATAAGCGGGATTACGTCGTGATATTCGCGGGCGGTGCGAAAGCGGACAGCTTCAAGAAGATTCGCGGCAACTCCTATGGGATGTGGATTGCAACCGAGATCAACCTTCACCATGAGGATACAATCAAGGAAGCGTTCAACCGGCAGCTCGCGGCGCGGGTTCGGCGGGTGTTTTGGGATTTGAACCCATCGGCACCAGGCCACTGGATATATGAGCACTACATCGACAAATTCCCGGAGAGCATGGGCGTGCGGTACAACTACCAGCATTTCACCATCCGGGACAATGCGACGATCACGCCGCAGCGGTTGGCGGAGATCGAAGCGCAGTACGACACGGGCAGTATTTGGTATCGCCGGGACATCCTCGGTGAGCGGTGCATTGCGGAGGGTTTGATCTATCCCATGTTCGGAGAGCAGTGTATCACGGACGAGGAACCGGACAGCGGCGAGTGGTACATCTCCATCGACTACGGCACCATGAATCCCTTCTCGGCTGGCCTGTGGCGTGTTGGGAATGGTCGTGCCGTCCGTGTGAATGAGGTCTATTACAACGGTCGCGAGCTGAAAAAGCAGAAAACGGACGAGGAATATTGTGATATGGTGGCGGCGCTGGCGGGCGCACGCGCCATTTCTGCGGTGATTGTTGACCCGTCTGCGGCATCGTTTATCGCGGCGCTACGGCGGCGCAGCGGGTTCAAGGTGCGGCAAGCGAACAACGATGTTGCAAACGGAATCCGCTGTGTGGCTGATTATCTGCTCGACGGGAAAATCAAAATCCATCGTCGGTGTGCCGCTACAATCCGAGAGTTCGGTCTATACCGCTGGGACGAGAAGCAGGACAACGACAAACCCGTCAAAGAGAACGACCACGCGATGGACGAAACACGCTATTTTGCCATGACGGTTCTGCGGCGGGCGTTTAAGCCGCATGAATGGATTCCAGATTTGGCGTTATGAGGTGAGAAATGAAAACATATCAGGATTTTTTAGAGATCTCCGAAAAGGGCGAACAGTCGCGGATGGATTTTGTGATATCCGCGATTGATTCGTACAAAGCAACGGACTTGTATAAGACGGCACTGACAGCTCGGGAATATGATGAGCACAGAAACGTGACAATCATGAACTATCAGAAGCTCCTTTATACGCTGTCCGGGCAGGCGATACCGGACAATTATTCCGCAAACTATAAGCTCCGCAGCAATTTCTTTTCGGCGTTTGTCACGCAGGAGACGCAATATTTGCTTGGGAATGGAGTAACCCTGAAAGATGCAAGTCACAAGGAACAGCTCGGTCCAACGTTTGACAATCGACTTCAGGACATCGGACATGATTCCATCGTCGGTAGCGTTGCCTATGGATTTTGGAATCTCGACCACCTTGAAACGTTTACAGCGCTCGAGTTTGTGCCGCTGCTCGACGAGGAAACCGGCGCTTTACGCGCGGGAATCCGATGGTGGCAGGTGTCCAGTGATAAACCGCTCCGGGCGACGCTTTTTGAAGTCGATGGATTCACGCAGTACATCCGACGGAAGGGAAAGCAGATGGAAGTGCTCAAGCCGAAGCGCGGCTATGTGGCGGTTGTGGCGTCCTCGGTCGTCGATGGGACGGAGATTATGGAATACCGAAACTATCCCGGATTCCCGGTCATCCCGATGTATGCGAATCGCGCGAAACAGTCTGAGTTTGTCGGCATGCGGGAGAAAATCGACTGTTATGATCTCATTTCTTCCGGATTTGCAAACACCGTGGATGAAGCGTCTATTATTTATTGGACGATCTCCAATGCTGGCGGCATGGATGAAATCGATATGGCGAAGTTTAAGGATTCCATGCGCAAGCTCGGCGTTGCGATGGTCGATGAAGATGGGGCAAAGGTTGACGCCCACACGCTGACAGTTCCGGTCGACGCGCGAGAATCACTTCTGAATCGCCTGAATGACGATCTGTACCGCGATGCGCAAATGCTCGATGTGAAATCGCTTCAGGGCGGACAAAAAACAGCGACGGAGATTCGCGCGGCATATCAGCCGATGGACAACAAGGTTGATCAGTTTGAATATTGTGTGCGGGACTTCCTGCACCTACTCTTTGAGATCGTCGGAATTGATGATGAGCCGTCCTTCGTCCGGTCGAAGATCGTCAACCAGCTCGAGGAAACACAGATGGTTCTCATGGCGGCGGCATATTTGGACGATGAAACCATTCTGAATAAGCTGCCGTGGTTGACGCCAGACGAAGTTGAGCAGATCATGCAGCGAAGAGAAAACGCGGATATTTCCAGAGAAGACTTTGATGACGGAGGTGGCAACGATGAAATCCAAGATCAGGAATGATTTGGCCGTGACTGTCGATGGTGTCGATCTCACAACGATTTCGAAACCAGAGTTCTACGTCCGTCAGGCAAATAAGTTTTTTCAGTACACCCCTGAAATTGTTGATGAAAAAACGATGGTTGTCCGCATCCCGTTTGAGGATGCAATGCAGCTGACACCGAAGAAAATTGTGAATGGACTGAAATCTCCGCCGTGCATGGTACAATTCGCATTTACAAGGGAAAATGGCACACCGGACTATTCAGAAAAACTTGAGGTTGACGTGGAAGACCTCCTGAAAACGGAGGGGTACCAATGATCAGACTGAAAGTGAAAGGTGAACCGGTAAGGTTAAAAGTCGAACAGGCTAAAACGGTTCCGGTATCAGGCGGCGGAAACGTCTCATCCGCGCAGATCAACACCATTGTGGTCCTCGACCGGGCGGAATATGACGCGCTGGCCGTCAAGGACGCGAAGACACTGTATCTGATTCGGGGGTGACAGAATGATCACAGTCGGAGAAGAACAGCTCAAAGAGTTGTTTGTCGGTGAGATGGGCATCAAGAATGCCTGCATCGGCGAAGAACCCATCTATACCCGCCCGGGCGGATATTTATACATAGAACTGAGCGAAAAGAAAGGGGCATAACCTATGGCAAGTTTTTTCAATCTAATTCTTGATACGCTTGCACCGTCTGGGTTGACATTGAAGCTCAACAACGGCGCGACGTATGCAACCAGCAACACCGTCACCGCAACGATCACGCTGACGGATGAAACCAAGACCGGCTACCAGATGAAGCTCTGGGGCATCAAGGCGGCTGCAACGGAAGAGGACGCATCGTGGGAGACCTTCGCG